AAGATCTGGAATTCTCCCACTTCTCTATAGTAATTGTCACCCATTGTTGGATTATCTGGATTTCTAGGTACTAACTGTACTCTTTGATAAGGCACTTCAGCTACTGGAGTATAACTAACCGCTTCATAAGCAGTAGCAATACTAGGAGTAATTGTTGCTAACCTTTTCTCAAAAGCTTTCTTAATATTTGTTAATGAATCTAGCATTATTAGCTCCTGTCAAAGATTTTCTGTAGGTCTTGTTTGAAGATATTCATGATATCTCTAACAGGATCAACAATACCACCACGAGCTTGATCTGATCTTTCTCCACTCTGTAGGCTTTTCCACCCAGGAACATAGAAATCATCATTAGCTACATACGGAATATAGTTAGTTACGTAGATAGTTTCTCCAAGCTTATAACCATCAGCAGATTTCTTGAATTGAGTTCTCATAAAAGAACCATCATCTGCGAAACCCGGATATTTATTAGCAGGAAGTTCGTTGAATGTTAATTGCCATCCACCACGGGCATTACCAGGAGCTTTACTTAGATTGAATCTACTTAAGGTATCAATTGGTCTGGTTCTATAGAAGCTTGCGTATTTTTCAATATCACCCAAAGGAGTAGCTAATACAGATTCCAGAGCATATTGGTAAGCATAAATCTTAACTGTAGCCGTTAGCTTTCTAGTTAATTCTTTCTTAGCTTCTTCTAATTGTTTCAGAACGTCTTCACCGTTATGGCTTAAACTGATCATCATGGTTAGACACTCGCAATAACTCTGTAAAGAATGATTGCCCCGTTAGCGTTGTGTTTCATTACACTCTGCACTTTGTATTTCTTAGAATAGAATGTGATGTAATCATTTACAGAAGGTTCTACTGGAAGATCTTCAGCAGCAATATAGAACATTCCACTTTCTTTACCAATAAGGTTAGGAGAGTTGAATTGATTCGCAATATACTGCTTCATGTACATTTTTACGCTATAATCGACTGTAGAGTTGGTTGTACTACCTGAGTTAAGATCGTATACACCTTCCAGCTGCACTGAATATGTAGCAAGGACTCCATGACGTAAGATAGCATTTTTAATCACCTTATTAAAGTTGTTCATATTTATACACTGAAAGGATTATCCCTTAGAGTCTCAGAAACATTACCAGGATTAATAACGTAGTTAGTATCAGGAGCTAATACGTTTTCTAGAATTTCTTGTCTGCTAATACCACCAGCATAAATATCTGAAGTACTAAATACAGGATTAAGATCTGGAGATTTTAAGAACATGTTGAGAGATAGTCTGTACTCTGCTGCTGTGCGTGAACCTTTAACTGTAAAGATATCTACAGTCTCGTCTGAAACCATTGATAATCTCAATAGAATTGTTCTAGCAGCTTCTAAAGCAGACTTACGAACAGAACCAGAATTACGATCCAAAAAATACTGATAAACATCATCAGTTAAAACAGGAAGACTTGGATCTAAATCTCCTACTTGTAATCTTACTTCTTGAATTGGAGTCATTGAATTTCCTTTTTCATTTAATCAAAACTACAATCAATATTTAGTTCGAGTTTCTTTTTATTTAACCATTCCACAGATAAAGGTAAGGCATTTTCACCATATTTCTTTGAACTAAATCCTTTTTCGTAAAGAAAACCTCTAGTTCTTAACTGACCATAATATGAAGCAATTCCAGCTTTAGACACTTTTATAGTTATTCCAGTAATTCCTGTTTTATTAACTTTT